CGTGCTGCCCGTTGTGGGTTAAGCCCATAAAATAGGGCGGGTCGGCTACAATGAGCTTTGCGCAGCCGTCCGGCATCTGTGCCAGGCCGTCCAAACAGTCCACATTGTTGATTGTGTTCGCTTCAATCATTCTGCGCTCCTCTTTCTGTATGCTTTCTCGTATGCCGCGCGGGTGGCCTCGCAGAGCTTGTGCGCCTCTGCATTGCGCTGGGCTATGTATACGTCCAGGTAGTCGCAGCACGCGCGCTGGGCCTCTCTTTTGAGCCGCCAGCGCTGCCAGGGCCAGCGGGCGGCCTGGTAGGCTCTTTTTGCCGTGTTCCAGGCTGCCTGGCGGCGGCGTGTTTCCTCTTTGAGCATTTGCCGCGTTTCAATGGTCGCCACGTCTACCGCTTTGTCGTCCCAATATTCCGTGGCCCCGATCTTGCGCGGGTCGTTTTGGTATGCGTCTTTCCAGCACTGTGCGGATGTGTTCACGCCGTCCAGCCGGAGGCCCGCATATTCGCACCAGGCTAAAGCCTGTTCAAGCTCCGGCCCTTCTCTGGTCGTCCATAGGATCAGCAGCGCGCCCTGTCGCTGTTCTTCCTGTGCTGCGCGGATCACGGCCCACTTTGGGTCTCCGATTCCCGGCCAGGCGTTTTCGCAGAGCGTGCCGTCAAAGTCAAGCGCGATTACTTTCTTCATGGTCGTGGCCCTCCTGTTCTTTCGCGTCGTCCGGGTGGTACTCTCCCTCAATGTCCATTATGCACTCCGGGATGTACCAGCACCCCCAGGGGTCGTACTGCTCTTTTGCCCAGTCCTCCAAGAACTTCTCGCGGTAGCCCTCGTAGGCTCCGCCCAGCTGTTCCAGCAGCCATATTGCCTCTCGCACGCCCTCGTCCTGTTCTTTCTTCCAGCCCACCAGCACATACTCGTCTTGATGTACTCCCGAACGCATGAAAACAAGATGCTGCGGAAATGTTGCGTAAATTTTCCGCATTTCCTCGCACTCGTCGTCAGAGACGGCGTAGTATTCGCGCATCCGGGCTTGTTCCGCCGGGGTTGCTGTGGTGTATCTTTCGGGTAATGCGTTTTTGCGCTGCCACTCGTTCGTGGCGCGTTCCGGGCGGATCGTTCCGTAAAAATAGCGGTTTTTCATGCTCTTTTCTCCTTTTTGCGCTTGCACCACGATTGCGGCGCGAACTGGCAGCCCAGGGCGGACAGCGGCAGCGGGACGGCCAGCTTTTTGTAGCAGGTGATTTCCCAGGCGTACAGGCGCGTGCGGTCTCCCTGGTATTCTTTGAGCTTTTCCCAGGGAACGCGGGCAGCGCGCCGCAGCGGCAGATCGTCGCGGTGGGCGTCAAAAGCGCGTATTTTGCAGCAGATGAAACGGCCCACGATCTGGCCGCGTCCGCCGTTGCCTTTGGTTTCGTACACCCATACGTCTATAGGGTCAATCACGGACACAGGCGGGGAAATGTACGGCGCGGTGCGTCTGATTTCCAGCGTTTTCTGTTTGCTCTCGATCAGGGCTACCCATTCGGGCTTTATAGCCATTATATACTCGTTCGTCGGTTCGTTCATTGCTTGCCCCCTTTGTACTTCTTCCTGCGGTTCTTCTTCTCCATTTCGTGGCTGTGCGGCATCGGGTCTATAAATTGGAATTGCTTGTTATATTCCCGTTGCTTGTCAATCTCCGCGCGAAAAGCTGCGTATTTCTCGCAGCCGGCGTGGCAGTTCTGGCAGCGATCCGGGCATTTATAGCAGGGCTGTGTCATTGTCTTGCACCTCGTTCCCCCAGGCGTCCCAGCCCGGCGTTGATTCGCGTGCGAACAACTCCAGGCGACGCTGATTGCCAAATAGCTGCACGATCCTGTCCCGCGCCTCTGGCGGTTTCTGGCTGTGTTGCCGGATCGGGGATTGTATAACGCTGTGTACGCTGTGGCTTACTACGCGCGGGTGGCCCTTGACGGCCAAGAGGCAAACCTCCGCGTTTTGGCGGGTGTAACTGCCTAAACCCCAAAAATCCCCCCCCGATCTCTTATTTTTCTTTATCCAGCAAAATGCCAGGGTTTTGTATTCAAAGCCCCAGGCGCGGATCGTGTCCAGGGCTTGCTGGAGGTTCGGGAACGTGGCCCACATCAAGAGGGCGCAGTCTTTGGCGGCCAGGGTCTGGACGGGCAGGGCCTTTATTTCGTCCGGCGTCATGGTAGGATAGTGGCGCGCCGCTGCGCCGTTGCCCTGCTGGCGGTAGCTCCAGGGCGGGTCGGCGTAAATCACGCCGTAGCCGTCGCCCGCCGGCGTGAATGTCAACTATTGACATCTTGGCTTTTTCTCCTTTCCTTTTCGTCCTGTTCCTCTGCTGCGCCGTAGGGTTTCCAGCAGCCCGTGTTAATCCAGCGGCGGTACATTGCCGACAGCAGAGAGTGGAGCCGCCGGGCCTCCAGCTCGTTGATCTGGCCCTGGTATTCCAGCGTCCCTATTGCGGCGTGTAAGACGTTTACCAGCTCCTCGTCGGTGCGCATGGCGTGGGCGGCATCCGCCTGGGTGGTCGTAATCTCGCCCGCCGGGGCCAGTGGTGTGCGCTTTTCGGCTTGATTCTCGTACTTGTCGCAGGACAGCACCCTGTCTGATTTCTCGCTGCACTCGTCCCAGTGGAGGCAGGAGTAGCACATGGTCGCGGCGTGTTCCGGGTGGGCGTCGTCGGCAAAGGGTGCAGCAGCCGCTGTCGCGTCCTCTGCGTCGGTTTCTGCAGTCTGGCTTGTAGGCGGTTGGATTCTGTCCGGCGCGCCGTGCAGAGGCGTGTCTGCGTCGCTCTGGCTGCCCGCTGCTACCTCTGCGC